TGTTGAAAGACCCGGACTATGTAAAGAGGTTGGAAGATTTACCAGATGAGCAACGGAAAGCATTGTTGGACGGTTCTTGGGATCTGTTTGAAGGTCAGTTTTTTCCCGAGTTTAACAGAGAGATACATGTCTGTGATCCGTTTGGCCCGATACCCGAACATTGGCGACTGTATTTTACAATGGACTATGGGCTTGACATGTTGGCAGCATATTGGATCGCACTTGACGAACACGACCGGGGATATGTAATTCGCGAGGTATACGAACCGAATCTTATCATCTCTAATGCTGCAGAAATAATAAAAAAAGCAACTAAAGAGATTGGGCATGAGATCTACGCATACCTCGCGCCCCCGGATTTGTGGAACAGAAGACAAGAGACAGGAAAGAGCGTAGCAGACATATTCAGAGAAAACGGCATTAACCTTACAAGAACGAACAATGATCGGATAGATGGGTGGATGTCCATGAAGGAGTGGTTAAACCCATTTAAAGATGAGCAAGGTATTACGATAGCGAAGTTGCGGTTTTTCCCGAGTTGTGTAAACGCTATAAGGTGTATACCCGCGGTGCAGCATAGCGAGACGAAAATAAATGATATAGCAGATAAACCCCATGAGCTGACGCACAGTTTAGACAGTTTACGGGGTTTTTGCATATATCGGTCGCGTGGTAGCCGAAAGATAGAACCGCAAGACGATGATGCTTGGTATTTGGAGCAAGAGGCCAAGAAGTTTGCCAACAACAATATGTTTGATGTGTATGACAAAAAGGAGGGGGATATCTTTGATGTATATGATAGCGGTACTGGTTGGTATTAATCTCGTATTGATCGGACTGGTTATCGTAGGAGCGGTGTATTACTGGAGGCACAATAAACTACCTAAAACGGTGGCGCAGAAGCCACCGGATGCGGAGCCAGAGTTTAAAGATATGAGAGAGTTGGAGGATCTAAAAAAGAAACTAGTTGCTGAAGCGGCGGCGTTCCAAGCGTTAATGAGTTACAGTGTAACGGACGCCTACGCACCGCCTTTGGAAGGGGGTGAGAAGAAATGAGTGGTGGAAACACGATAAGCCTGGGAGCGAAGACGAAAAGAGAGAGGATTACGAAAGCCTGGGAGCTATATGAGAGGGGTGTTGAATACAACAATCGGTTAGAACCTAACCAATATACGCTAGTAAATACCAATATCGAGTTCTTCACAGGTAATCAATGGCTAAATTTACCCATGAACAGCGCAATGAGTCAATTGCCCCGGCCAGTGTTTAACATCATCAAGCGTATTGTAAGTTTGTTTGTAGCCTCTCTTACTTCTTCTGCCACAAAGGTAAACTATGAGCCTCTTCAGAATAAAGACGGAACAAATCTGGGGGATGAAAGCAGTAATGCTGCGGCCATGGCTACGGCAGAAGTGGAGAACTTGTTTGATAAATTTAAAATGGACTTTCGTATCCGGGAGGCTCTGTTTGACGGAGCGCAAACCGGTGACTATTGTGCGCATTTTTACTGGGATCCCACCAAGATTCCTTACGGAGGTGCGTATGGTACTTATCGGGGCGAGATCTGTATGGAGCTAGTGGACGGTTTAAATGTTATGTTTGGCAATCCAAACACACCGATAGTTGAGGATCAACCATACATCCTTATAGTCGGCAGAGATACTGTTGAATCTTTACGGTCTGAGTACGTCAAATACCATAAGGGCGCATCTTTAGATTTGAGTAGCAGTATTCAAAGTGATTCGGAATACCAAAGACAAGCAGCGCAAGGTGGAAAAATTGAACTGATTGAAGGGGACGAATACGGTAAAGCGCTGTACATTTATATGTACACTAAACGAGAGAAAGAAATAACTTTAAAGAATCCCGACGGAAGCGACAAAATGGAAGTTGTTACAGACAAGGCGGGCAATCCAGTAGTAGATACAGTAGACGGTTTCCCAGTTTACGATATAGCAGGGGAGCCTGTTTATAAGTTGCAACCTGTCAAGGACACAGTAACAACGGTATGTGTAAGTAAGCATACGAGGAACGTAACGATATTTGAAGAGGTAGATACTGATTTAACATATTATCCCATAGCTTGGGGCAATTGGGAGAGACAGAAGAATCAGTATCATGGCAGATCCATAGTAACGGGTATTATTCCTAACCAGATTTACATTAATAGTATGTTTGCCTTAGTTATGCGTCACCAACAAATGCTAGGGTTTCCAAAGATACTGTATAATGGCAACTATTTACCACACTGGGATAATACCGTAGGACAAGCCATTAAACTTAGTAATCTTCCTGACGGTACAGCACTACACGATGTTTATTCGGTAATTCAACCGGCAGATATGTCCACACAGATTATGCAGTGCATAGATATGGCGCTGCAGTACACTAAAGAGACACTGGGGGCTACTGACGCGCAGCTAGGTAATGCAAGGCCAGAAAACACATCCGCCTTGATCGCCTTACAGTCGGCGTCACAAGTGCCATTAGAAAACCCAGGTTCAAACAGATATGAGTGGGTAGAGGACATTGGCCGTATATTATTGGATATGATGGGCACCTATTATGGTGAAAGGCCTGTTGTCAGAACCAGAGACATACAAATACCATCACAAAAGCCAATGATTAATCCGAATAACGGTCAGCCGGTTTCAGATCCAGTTACAGGTGAACCGATGATGGAGAACATTCTGACTGTCCAAAAGCAGAAAGTTATTGAGATGTTTGATTTCAATCAGCTTAAACACCTATGGTTAAATGTGCGTGCAGACGTGGGCGCATCTACTTATTGGTCCAGGGTGGCGATTGTACAGACATTAGACAATCTTTTAAGAGACGGGTTGTTAGACTTTATCGATTACTTAGAGCGTATGCCGGAAGAATACATTCCTTTAAAGGAGGAGTTGATTGACAAGCACAAACAAATGCAGCAACAAGGCATGGCCCCACAACCTGCGAATACGGGTTTTGAAAGCGGTGCAGGGATGGGGGCGTTTGCAGGGAATCTACCTAGTGGATCTCAAGCAGATTTTAACGCAATCCCGCCCTACGCCCAAAAGCAAATACTTGCAGCTACGGGGGTGAGTGCTGAGTGAGAGTGATTAAAATAGATCTACCCGAGACAATTACGAATGTTGAAGTACATTTTTTTGCAGATAACCACGTGGGGGATATATTTTCAGACGAGAAGTTGCTGAAAGAACGGATTGAGTATGTAAAGAACACACCAAATGCTTTTGCAATGTTGAACGGCGACCTAATTAATAACGCTACGATAACTTCTGTATCAGATTCTTATTCCGAGAAGTATACTCCCGATGAAGAAATTGATAAAGCAGTCGAGTTGTTTGACCCGATAAAAGATAAGATTTGGAGCGCGGTTCCAGGAAATCACGAGATTAGAACCTGGAAGACGGGCGGGGTAGACATTACAAGAAGGGTAGCGCGAGAGTTAGGAATTGTAGACAAGTATTCAGATACCGGTAATCTTCTGTTTGTAAGATTTGGAAACAACATTAAACAGAGGAAAGTAGCATATACGATTTATACCATACACGGCTCTGGTGGTGGAAAGAAAGTAGGTGGTAAATTTAATCGATTAAGTGATTTAGCAGGCATAGTGGATGCGGACATTTATGTTCATTCACACACACATATGCCGGGTGCGTTCCGAGAAGCATTCTACAGAGTTAACATGCAAAACAGTTCTATAGCTATGGTAGATAAACTTTTTATCAATACTGCAGCGACTTTGGATTATGGGGGGTATGGGGAAACCAATAGTTTTAAACCCTCCAGTAAAGAGTGTCCTGTTCTTACCTTAAGCGGGACGGAGAAACACATGAAATCTAATGTTTAATTAATTTTTAAAAACTGAGCCAAAAGGCTCTTTTTTAATTATCTTTCTCACCATGAAAGGAGAGTACTATGAGTAATGATACAGACGATATGATCATGCCGGAAGGTTTTGAAGAAGGCAAAGACATATTCGAAATGGGTGACGAAGAAGAGGCTCCCACCACGGAGACCGAAACTGATGTTATCGAAAATGTGGACGAGGTTGATGAAGCGTTTGCAGCGGAAGAGGAAGCTCCCACCGAAGAGCCCGAACCGGAAGAAACTGTTCAGAAAGCTAAGATCAAAGTCAAGTACAACCACGAAGAACGTGAGTTGGACGAAGACGAAGCAGCACCACTCATTCAGAAGGGGATGAACTATGACAAGGTGCTTTTAAAAACTCAAGAACTTGAAGACAAGCTCGGTAAGTCAGAACGTCTTGCAAAGTTAATGGGTTTTAAGAGTGCGGATGAAATGGTAGATGCTGCTGAAAAGAACTACATAGAAAAGCAGGTGGAAGAACTTGTGAACGATGGTCTACATGAGGCGGTAGCAAGGGATCTTGTAGAACGGGAGATCGAGAAAAAACGATCAGCCATTACCCCACAAGTTCAAGTCGATCCGGCCAAAGACAAGTTGGACAAGGAATTAGATGAGTTTGTACGACTGAATCCGAATGTAACGAAGTTACCGGAAGAAGTTATTGCAGCAGTAAAAACCGGAACATCACTACCTGTAGCCTACGAACGATTTAAAAATAAGCAGGCTCAAGACGAGCTGAAAATCTTAAAACAAAACCAGTCGGCGGCTGCGAAAGCCCCGGTTGCGGCGGTGACTAAACACGGTTCCACTAAGCAGAAAGCGAAAGATGCTTTCGAGATAGGGTTTGACAGCGACGATTGGTAATCCAATGTAGAAAGGTTGTGATTACAAATGGCAGTTAATTTGGCGACAAAATATTCGAATAAAGTTGATGAGAGGTTTACCCGCGATTCACAAGCGCTTATGGGTACTTCTAACGACTACGAATTTACCGGAGTAGCTACAGTTAATGTATACTCCATTCCTACGGCCACAATGAACGACTATGGCCGTACCGGTTCTAGCCGTTATGGTTCTCCTTCTGAACTCCAGAACAATGTTCAGTCGATGACTTTGACGAAGGACAGGTCTTTTACTTTCACCATTGACCGAGGCAACAAGCTTCAGACTCAAATGGTTATGGATGCGGGCAAAGCTTTGTCTCGTCAGATGAAAGAGGTAGTAACTCCTGAGTTTGATACATATGTATTTTTCAAGCAGGCGGACAAGGCCTGTTCGGAAGGAAACTTTGGAGAAACCGCAGTAACTAATCAAAATGCCTATGAAGCATTCTTGGCAGCGCAAGAGTCATTAGGTGATGCGAATGTTCCTGACGGTGGACGTGTTGCGTTCTGTTCTTACAAGTTTGCTAACTTGTTGAAGCAGGATTCGGCGTTCATGAAGTACAGTGATTTATCGCAAGAGATGATCATCAAGGGTGTTCTTGGCGAGGTGGACGGAACCAAGATTGTTAAGGTTCCGAAATCCAGACTTCCCAGGGATGCTTCCTTTATCTTGGTGCATCCGGTTGCGACAGTCGCTCCGAAGCAGTTAGAGGATTACAAGATCCACGATAATCCTCCGGGCATTAGCGGTTGGCTCGTTGAAGGGCGTATCATCTATGATGCGTTTGTACTTGATGAGAAGGTTGATGCTTTGTATTTCCATAAAGGGTCAGGTGTTCTCGGTGCTTTAACCGTTACTTCTGTGGCGGGTGCTGAAGCCGGAGAGTCTGTTATTGCAGCTACTCCAAGCACCGTTCTGAGCGGGCACAGTTTGGTTTACAAAGCAGGCACCAGTGAAACAGCTGTTGTATATGGCACCGATGTTAGTGCCTGGACCGCAGTTCCTGCAGACGGCGTAATTGATATTACGACTGAAACAGTTGTACAAATCGCCGAAGCCAATTCAGCGGATAAAGCCGTTGCGGTTGGTAAAGCAACCGTAGTTGCGAACGAAGGGTAGTAGTTTTATAAAGGGGGCGGAGTAATCTGCCCTTTTTTAGTATCATCCAAATACTGAAAGGGTGTTGGGCTTATGAATATTAAAGAGGTAAAAGACGAGACCTTGAAACTGATAGAGAGATATTCGGTTTCCGGTAATACTGTCGCTTTGACTTATAACGGGCAGTCCGACTATCTTTTGAGGATGATAGGTCTTATTAATGATGCGCAAATGGTAATAGCAACAGCCGCTAAAAAAATTGCAGCAGAATACAAAGTGACAAAAACAGAAGGGGACGAAGATACTTGGGTTGAGTATAGTATGCCGGTTGATTTTTACCAACGCGGGAATGGTGGGAGTATATTTTTAGACAATAAACTCTTACGAAATGGTGAAGAAGTTAAGTGGATGAGTGCTAGTAAATTCGTTGTCCGAGGCGATTTAGCAGGGAGTATATATGCGCCATATTATAGATTTCCAGTAAAAATAACAACGGCCACGCCAGAAAGCACAGAATTGGATAACAGTAAAGATACGCATATTTTAATTGCGTATTATGTAGCAGCAATGTTAGTACAGCAGGATAATCCTTATTTGGCGGCAACACTTTACAATAATTACGAGACCAAATTGTCCAGGTTGGAAGAAGGCTTGGAAGTTTCTATAGACTCGATAGGGGATGTATACGAGATATGGGGGTGAAATAAATGGGGGTTAGACCCGTATTCAATTATAAATTCGGCATACCATCACCTCCCAAAGAAAAATCATTGGATATATCCCGTTTAGATGGAGGCTTAAATACGTGGGAGTTGGATTATAGAATTGGCGCGAACCAGAGTCCGGACATGGAAAACATGTACTGGGTTGATGGCGCGTTGGGATCTCGAAAAGGGCAAGATTTTTTAATGGGAGAGCCGTTTCCGATGATAGCTGGCCAAATCAGTTATACGGTGGTGGTGAATTTCGTAGCCGCGGATACAGTAACAATTTGCGGAGAAACATTTATTGCGGGAACAGATTTTGAAATCGGGGAAGATATAGATGCTTCAGTTGCGAATTTGGCCGCAGTTTTGTCTGAGACTTTTGCAATCTCTGAAATTTATGATGTTGTATCGGTTTTGGATTCGATTACATTGATTGAGAGTGAACCCGGTGGAGGCAATAATCCTACGCCCGCTTCTTTCACTGGTACGGTGGAGGTAGAAAGCAGCGGGGTTATTGAAAGCAGTTTTTATAATGGGGTTTATGCGTGTTATGGTAGAGAATTCCAGAGAAAGGGGATAGTACATGCGGGTACCAGAATTTATAGTGTAGATTTGGATACCGGCGAAAAGGCTAATTTGTATTCTGGAGTTACTCCGCAAGGCGGAACCTTTTTCGCTTTTGCAGAGAAGCTTTATTATTTGAACGGGGCGGAATATCTGGTAATTGAACCAGATTTATCCGTTTTACCAGTAGAACCGTATATCCCGGTTGTTGCGATGAACCGCAATCCAGATGGTTCGGGTGGTGATTTATACCAGCCGGAAAACCGATTATCGGCAGGTAAAACCATATGGTTTACGGCGGACGGAACCAGTGACGAATATTATCTACCGTATAAAAGTTTAGATGCAACAACAGTAGTTGTAACGGTGGATGGGGTGGAACTGACGGAAGGTGAAGATTTTGAAGTAGATAGGACGCTCGGTGTTGTAACGTTTGATGTTGTGCCCACTAAAGCGGACCCGCCGATTCTTAATGGGGTTAAGATTACATGTTTTAAAGCAGATGAGGATACACAAAACAGTATTTTAAGTTGCAGAGTAGCTACGGTGTTTGGGGGGGACACGGATCTTGCGGTAGTTGTTGGCGGCCCGACCAAACAGCCGAACGCTTATTTCTGGAGTGGGTCGCACACCGTTCTTGATCCAACATATTTTCCTTTTGATTATTACAATTTTGCCGGTAGTGATGCTACTGAATACATAACTGGTTTTGGTAGGCAGCAGGGCATGTTGATTATATTCAAAGAACGATCCATTGGGAAGGCGTATTCTTTAATTGAAACAATTGATGAAAAAGATTATATGTCTTTACCTTACACTTTAATCAATGACAGAATTGGATGTAATTTACCTGGCACTATTAAACTTATTATGAACAATCTGATATTTTGTAATACCGAAGTCGGGCCCTGTGTGTTAATGGATACTACGAGTGCGGGTGAGAATACGGTATCAAAAATCGGCAGGAACATAAATGGGACAGATGAGAGGCCGGGATTATTGGAAGACGTAAGAGCCGTATCCGCAGCCGCAGTTAGTAGTTTTGATGATGGGCAGAGATATTGGATCATAGCAAACGAACACGCCTATTTGTGGGATTATGGAATTTCGGGATATCGAAGCGATGAAGAGAACATTGTGTGGTTTTATTTTACTAACATAAAAGCAAGATGCTGGATTAAACGAGATGACGATTGGTTTTACGGAACTATGACAGGCGATTTAGTCAAACCCAGTGACCAATATGCGGATTTTGGCGAGGCGATTACTCGGCGTTTTAAATTTGCCACACAGTTTTTTAATACTTATGAGGTCTTTAAAGATATTATAAAAGTAATTTTCTCTGTGCGGTCTGATACAAATACAGTTATACAGATCACCTATGATACCGACTACGGTGTAACGGAAGATCTAACACCTATTCAAGCATATAGTAATAAACTGGTCCCCAGAAACCTTGCTTTTCGCATACTGTCATTAACCAGATATGCTTCGGTACACATTAGAACTCCACAGTGTTTTCATGTTCGACATTTTTCAATGACTTTGACAAACAACGTGGTAAACACGGACATGTCTTTAGTTGGCGCACAGATATTCTATCGATTTAGCGGAGGTGATAGATAATGGAGAAATTAGTATTCACGAAAGATTGGACGAATCCGTTGGATTTTCCAACATATGAGCCAAACGAAGAACAAGTTCGTGAAGATATGCAGTTGCTTCATGATGAGACAAAAGCGGCTTTCGATGGTTTGATTGATGCTTTAGAGTCTGTTGTGGACGGTTCTTCTGGTGCTGACCAAATCGGAGCAACCCCTATCAAAGATGGTGGTGCTGAAACGGTGCAAGGCATAATGGAAGAATTAAAAGATGTTGATAACCATATCAATGGTTCCGTTAATAAGGTGTTTACCGCAACGGAGAAAACAAAATTAGGCACCATTGCTGAAAACGCAGAGGTAAACACCGTTGATTCCGTAAATACAAAAACGGGGGCGGTGGTATTAGATGCAGACGACATAGACGATACTGCTACTACTAACAAGTTTACTACTGCAACGGAAAAATCTAAACTTGCAGGGATTGATGAAAATGCAAATGCGTATGTTCATCCCAACCATTCTGGCGATGTAACATCTGTTGGCGATGGGGCGACAACTATTGCGGCGAAGGCGGTAACATTAGCCAAAATGGCGGACATGGCAACCGCGTCACTACTTGGTAGGAAAACCGCAGATACAGGTGTTCCCGAAGTCTTGTCAAAATCAGATGCTCAAACACTTCTAAACGTAGAAGATGGTGCTAATAATTATGTTCACCCATCAACTGACGGAAATCTTCATGTGCCTGCAACAAGCACCACAAATAACGGAAAAGTTTTAAAGGCAGGTGCAACCGCAGGAAGTATCGCATGGGCAGACGATACTGACACCATTACAACCATCAACGGTAAAACAGGTGCGATTGCCAAAGAAGATATTACCGCACTTGGCATTCCTGCACAAGACACCGTTTACGAACACCCTGCTACCCATAGTGCCGACATTATAACTGACGGTACAACCAATAAAACATTTACCGCAGTATTGAAATCTGCCTATGATGGGTTGGTAACCCTATTCAGTGGTATATCATCTGTGGTCACAACATTAGGGCCAGACAATACATCAATCCCCACTTCAAAAGCGGTAGCCGATGCTATATCGGGTGCGGGTGGCGGGGATATGTTGAAGTCCACTTATGACCCTTCGAACATAGGGGCGAATGTTTACAACGCAGATAATCACATAGATGGAACAACCAATAAAGTGTTTACTGCAACCGAACAAAGTAAGTTAAGTGGTATAGACGATAATGCGGAAGTTAATAACATATCAGACGTTAATGCAACCGCCTTAACTGATGGTGGTAATAGTGCGTTACATTATCATTCCACAGACAGAGACAGAACAAACCATACCGGCACTCAATCCGCAGACACTTTAACAAACGGAACAACCAATAAAGTCTTTACTGCAACCGAACAAACAAAGTTAGGAGCAATAGCGGAGAACGCAAACAACTATTCCCATCCCACAGGTGATGGCAATTTGCATGTACCCGCCAATTCAACTACAAACGAAGGAAAGGTTTTAACCGCTGGTGCAAGTGCAGGTACATATACCTGGGAAACACCAACTTATGGAGTAGGCGAAGACGATAGATATATTTTAGTTAGAAATGGGAGGTGGATTTAATGGTAACACGAAGCGATAAAGTATACAGTGGCACCTTTGGCACATCAGAATCAACCGT